ACGGGTCATCGCAGGTGTAGAACGAGCTCTTTCCGCTGTCTCCGCTCTCTATGCTGGCGAGGCATCCGTCCATCCAGCTCCAAACATGACCGAAGGGGTTCTCGATTCCGCGGTATGATGGTACCGGGGCTGCGTAGTGTGTCGTCTCTCCGTCGCTGGCCAGGACGTTGTGTGTGACGACGCCGGTGCGGTTGCCCAGGCTGTTGGTCACGCCGCAGGGGATGATCGGGTTGTAGCTGTTGTAGGTGTCCCAGCTCGTCATCTGGCTGACGCCGGGGCCGAGGCCTCCCTGCTTGAATCCGTTTGCGTCGGGCTGTGCGTTGTATGCTGCCTGGCAGTTGAAGTTGGCGTACTCAACGGTATAAAGCCAATAAGTAGCCTTCTGGGCTGCGTAAACGTCGCAGCACCATCCGGTTCCGCGGTTTCCTGCGTAGGTGCGGAAGTTCGTCAGGCTGATGTTCGTGGCCGGCATGCCGAGCAGGCTGCGGTAGGTGTCGTCCCATCCGCTGGTGTTGTTGCCTCCGCGGTACTGCGCTGTGGTGTTCACGACGCTGGCGAGCTTGTTGTTGGTTCTGTCGAGTGCTGCCTGGTAGGCGCTGCGGTACATCTTGGGTACCTTGTGGAATCCGGGGAGCTGGATCTCGCTGATCAGGCAGCGCCATTTGGTGCCGTCTGCCTCGAACTTGCGCCAGTGCTCCGGTATCTCGACCATGACCTGGCCGCTGGCTCCTGAAAGGTCGGCGCTGGCTCCGGTGTCGGTTTTGGTCGAGTCGTTGGCCCCGAGGTAGGTGACGACGTGTCCGTCGTCTGCCAGGAGGCATCGTCTCATGCGGTTCTGTATCGGCAGGCTGACATGGAGTGTCGTCTTGCCGATTCGGGTCAGCGCTGTGGTGCTGGCGCTGGTGTCCCATTCCACGCCGTAGTAGTTGTCATACGGCCATGCGGGCTTGTTGTTGCCCATTCCGATTAAGAGTCCCATTTTTCTGTGTGGTGTTTTAATATCCGTACTTGAGGTCGTAGCTGTTGAGGCTTGCGTCCTTCTTTATCTCTCTCAGGATCTCGGGGTTCCATCCCACCTCGAACCTTGTCTCGACGAAGGTTCCGGGCTCCATGCCGAAGAGGTTGACCTCCAGGGTTATGGCGGTCTCTCCGTCGTTCTTGAGGTTGAACGGGATGTCGAGCTTGAAGTTCTCGCTGGTGAGATCCTCTATCGCTCCCATGACGCCTATCTGGGCGCTGACGAGCTGCTTGCTTCTTGTTTCGTCCATTGTCTTTTTTTTAATGGTTGTTTTCGTTCTCTGCAAAAATAAGCGCCTTTGCCGTATATTAAGGCGTTTGTGTGTCGCGAGTTTTCCGCAGGATTTCCCCGGCTGCCGTCGCCGGGGTCCTGCTGGTTGCGCGCGCTCGCTTAAATTGTCAGCTTCAGGACGAGATTGCCGCTTATCGTCGCCGTGCTGACCTTGTATTTTGTGTTGTTTATCCAGAGGTACATCTGGTTCGCGTTCTCGTCGATCTCGACGCCATATCCTCCTCCTCGCATCAGCATCTTCACCTTGTTGGTGCTGGTGTCGCGGATGGCCTGCAGCAGGTGGCTGCTGTCTCCGAATGAGGCCAGGAATCCGTTGCTTGCCAGGTGGACAAATTCGCTCTGGTATGAAACCGTCAGCATGTCTCCGCTGGTGACCGGCTGGAAGTAGCACTGATAAAGGGTAATCCAGCAGGTGTCCTGGTAGGGTATGTATCCCTGGGTTCCCTGGATTAGAACCTTCATCTGGAAGTAGTGGGTTCCGACGCTCATCGGTGCCGTTCGTCCTGCCCAGGTCCAATCGAACGATTGCTCGTAGTATTCTTGTGAATCGAGGACTTTTTCCTCCTGGTGTATCAGTTCGTCATCCAGGAGGATTTGCAGCCTGATCTTGGAATTTTTCGCATAGTTGTAAATCGACATCGTTCCTGTCAGCCTCATCGGCGGTATCGTCACAATGTTGTTTGCCTGTGTTATCGTGAAGCTCGAGCAAATGTTGAGGGTCTGTTGAATGTCCACGATGACGTCGTCTGAACCTCCCGAAAAATATCCGCCTGTGAGCGCTCTGCTTATCGAACTCGGGACCGCCGCTGTCGGTGTTCCCGTCATGATAACTTTTGCGACCTGGCTGGCGTCCAGGATCTGGACGTCGTTTCCCATAATCTGAACCTTGGGCTGGTTTGTGGCGTCGCTTGTCTTCAGCTTCCTCACCACCGCGTTCTCGATGACCGCCTCCTCTGCAAAAAGCAGGCCGGTGGCGATGTTCTCGAAGCTGGCGTCGAACTGCTTCCACCACCATTTCAGACCGTTACCTGTGGGGTAGATGCTCGAGCCCTGGAAGTTGCCCGCGGTGCGCATCGTCATGAAGTAGGCGCCGTTGTACTTGACGATCTGGCGGATGCTGCCGGTTCCGGTGTAGGTCTTTGTCGGATCAAAGTTACCCATGAACGTTGATGCGCGCTCTGTCAGGTCGTTGGGGCTGATGCTGAATGCCGTCCCTCGGAGTCCTCTCTCCAGCTTGGGCATGCAGATGTATGCCTTTTGTCCGGCCTGGACTCTGAACAGGACCTTCTTCTCGTACTCGTCGCTGATGACCGTGCTCTTTGTCTGGAAGGTGTAAGTGTGGCGCACCCAGGTGTTCTCGTCCAGGACCCATGCGTGCCATCCGTCGGCCTGGTGAATGGATTCCGGTTCTCCGTCTATGTAGACGGCGTTGTTGGTGTTGACGACCTGGTACCCGGTGGCTCCGTAGAAGAAGGTGTCCACCTGCGTTCCCTTGGCCCAGAATGAAAGGGTGTAATATTCGCCCGGTTCTATCTTCTGGACGTATCCCAGCTTGAAGAGCATCTGGTTCAGCATCTCGACGTAGGTCTCTCCTTCGCTGTTGTCGCAGTATATCGCGGTCTTGCCGTCGATGCCGGTGACCTTCTCTCCGCCTATCTTCCACCAGCCCTGGTCTATGGCTATGTTCTGGGCGATGCCCTCCTGGAAGTTGGCGTCGGAGAGCAGGTTCTGCTGCACCTCTGCGGCGTCGATGCCGTCCTCTCCGTCCGTTCCCTGGTAGCCGATGCAGCAGGGTGTCGTCGTGGTGCTGGCGTATCCGTTGCTGTAAACGATCACCTCGCGGTTCCAAAGGTAGCGGCCCTTGCGCAGCTGGCTGGCGACGCTCGCGTAATCACCCCAGCCGCTTGATGGTGCTGTCGTGCCGCTGGTGCTCACCGCGTATTGTTCGGTGATGCTGAAGATGTCCTTTCCCATCAGCTGTCCCTGGGTGTAGGTGGGGCTGCCGCTGCTGTATATTATCTTCTCGCGGTTCCAGACGTAGGGCTTGCTGGTTGTCGCTGTCGGTATGGTGTTGTCCTGCCAGCCGCTTGTCGGGGGCAGCGCCGCGTTGGAATGGATGGCGTATTGCTCGACCACCTCGATGATGCTCCTGCCGGTGCTGCCGTCTGCTCCGTAATGTCCGATGCATGAGGGTGTGGTGCAGGCGTCTGCTCTGCTGTCCAGGTAGGTGATCAGCTCGACGTTCCACAGCCAGCGGTTCGTGCTGTCGACGCTCGGCATGGTGGTGCTCCATCCTGTCATGCTGCTGGGTGACGGCGTGCTCGGCGCGGTGGCTGATGTCGTCGTCTTGTAGTACTCGGTGACGCTGCGGACGCCCTGTCCCAGGCATTGCTTGTCGGTGTACTGCGTGCCCCGGTTGTCATCGTAAATGATGCGGATGCAGTTCCACAGGTAGGGGTTGTTGTCGTCGTGGGCCGGTACCGTCGTCTGCCATGCGCTGTCTGCCGGGGCGGTCGTCTCGCTGCTGCTGTTGCCGTACATCTCCGTGATGCTGCTGATGCCCGTGCCGTTGGATCCGTCGGCTCCGTAGTGTCCGATCAGGGCCGGGTTCGTCCATGTCTTGCTGCGTCCGTCGATGTATTCCATGATCTCCAGGTTCCAAAGCCAGCGGTTGGTTGGTGACAGGCTCGGCATGTCGTCCTGCCAATCGTTGCCCTCGACATCCTGGATGGTGGCGTGGGGCGGTGCGCTGTTGGTGCTGGTGGCTGCGTAACGTTCCCGGATGCTGCTCACTCCCTCGCCCAGGCATTCCTTGTCGTGGTAGGTGGGTGTCGCTCCGGCGTCTGTCGTCAGAACCGCCAGGGCGTTCCAGAGATAGGGCTTCTGGGCGTCGTAGGTTGGTATCTGCGCTGTCCAGGTCGTCGGTTCGGTGGTGGCGCTGGCGCTGTTGCCGTAGACCTCGTAAATGCTGGCGATGCCGGATGAGGCTTCTCCCGGATCTCCCTTCAGGCCCTTGGCGATCGGCACCCATTTGCTTCCGTCCGTCGGTGCGACGCCTGTCACTCCGCTGCTCGAGGTGTCGATGCATCGGTAGGTGGCTGTCTCTCCGGCGTTGGTGTAGCTGACCTCATCCCCGAAGTAATAAGTGGCGTATGCGCTGTATGCGCCGCGGTAGACGGCGATGTCGTTGATGTCTCCGCTGGTGCTCTGCAGCTTGACGCCCTTGAAGATGAACGCTCCCTGCTGGATGTTGTTGTAATCGATGCAGTGCTGTGCCGTTCCCAGGCGCATCTTGTTCTCGTCCAGGTCTATAAAGCTGTCGCCGTTGGCGTCCATGATGCGTCCGGTCTTGATGTAGCGCCCGTTGATGGTCGTCTCGCCGTATGTCAGACTCAGGACCCTGTATGAGGTATTCTGGGCGTCCTGCTTGGGGCTTGAAAGGGTTCCCAAAAGGAAGAAGTAATGCAGGGGGTCGCTCTGTGCGTCGTAGCATTTCTTCTGGGCGTCTGTTATCAGATAGTTGGCTGTCGTGCTGCCGGCGGCTGTCTGGGCCTCTATGTAGACGTAGTATGCCTTGCTGGCGTCGAGGGTCGTGACGGTGCTCGCGCTCAGGTTCCAGGTGCGTGGGCCCTCCTCCAGGGCGTAGGCGGTGACGGATCCGGCGCTCATGTGTATCTTGGCCGGGCTGCCCTGGTAGTTGGGTTCGATGCTGATTCCTGAAAGCATCAGCTGCTGGCTGCGGGCTCCGACCTCCAGCATCTGTGTCTCGATGCTCTTGGGACGTATGTGGTCCGTGTAGTATCCGTCGGCATCGAAGATCATGTTCATCAGCTCCTGTGTGGTTCTCCAGGCGTTATGGCGTCGCACCGGATCCTTGAGGTCGTTAATGCGTATGATCTCGTCCTGCTTCTGCAGGTCTGATATGATGCGTGTCAGGATCGTGGCCTGCACGCTCCCGTCTCCCAGGGTCAGCTTGTAGGCGTAAGGCTTCAGGATGTCGCGGCTCACGGCGGTGATGCGTATGTTGCCGTCGATGTTCATGTCGGTGTCCTGGACGGGTATGTAATCGCCCGGGTGGAAGACCTCGACGATGCCTCCCTGTCCGCTCATCTGGCGTGCCAGCCTGATGGCGTCCAGCTGCAGGGCGTAGCTGACCTTCGGGTGTTTGCGTTCTGCGAGCTGTTCCTGGGCCTTGGCCAGCAGCTGCTCCTCGGCGGCTGTCACCAGCTCTGTGGGTAGCACGATATCGCTGACGAGGAAGGTGTCGCCGATCTCAAACTGGAAGGCTGCGTTGTCCGGGCTTGGTACCGTCATGTGGTTCTCGTCCTCGTAAGGCTTGACCCGGAAGGTCTTCGTCGCGTGGTTGTAACTCACCAGCTCGAAGCGGTAACCGGCCAGGCGTCCTGTCTGCATCGTCACCTTGGGTGTCGTCCCTGAAATCATCGAGGCGTTGATATCGAACGGGAAGTCTGAAACGACGAAGTACTGCTCCGCGTGGTCTCCCGTCCCGACGCCGGTGATGGCGTTATGCTCCTCCAGCTTGGGGTAGATGTCATCGAAGGTCTCGGTGTTCTCCTTGATGCCGTATGCTGCCTGGGCGTCGCTGTCCTCGACGTAGCTGTCGGCGCGGTTGGTCGCTCCTTCTATCAGCAGGCGTTTGTAAGGGTATGCCTCGGGCAGGTTCTGCTGTCCTCCGAAGACGAAGAGGCGGGTCACTATGTTGCTGCTGTCGACGTTGGTTCTTGAAAGCTCGTAAAGGCCGCCGCCTTTGCCGTACTTGAAGGTCCCCAGGCTGGTGATGACCTGTCCTGCCGTTCCGATGGCTATGGTGGTGACGCCCTCGCTGTATGTCATCTCGAACTCCGTCCCGTAGTCCTGGCATAAGGTCTGCAGGGCCTCGAGGCAGTTCTTGCCTCCGAAGTCGTAAGTCTTGAACTCGGCCCCGACGCCTTGCTCGATGGTGAAGGCCCAGGGGTGCGGTTGTGCCGCTGTCCCGTATCGTCGGTTGAGGCAGGCCACCAGCTCACCCATGTGTCCCGAAAGGGGTCCCGTGAAGGCGTCGCTCAGCCCTGCGCTCTGCAGGATGAACTGCACGTCTATGAGCTGGTATTGGGGTCCTTCCAGGGTGATGGTGTATTGCAGGCGCCGGTCTCCTGTCTTGCGGATCTGGGGCAGCTTGTTCAGGGTGTAGGTCTTGCCGAATATCTCCGCGGTGTCGCCGATCTGCAGGGGCAGTGCCTCGGCGGTCTCCACGGTGATGGTGGCGGTGTCCTCACCAAGCAGTACCATGTGCTGCTCGGCGCTGGTTATCGCGCTGGCCCGGGTGCGGGACGTCAGGTGGTAGTGCGTCCCGTCCGGGTGCTTCATTACAACTTTTTCCATACCGTGATGCCGTTGGTTGTCATTGCTGTTATGTCCTTGATGATGCCGGCGATGATGATGTGGTAAGTGCCGGGCTGGGTGTAGGTGTGCTGGTAGGTGTTGCTGCCTGCCTCATCGGTGAAGGTGCCGTCGCCCCAGCTGATGCCCTGTCTGCTTGTCGTCGTCAGGACGATCTCGGCTGTCATGCGTGTGGGTATGGCGCTGAATGCCACGACCCTCTTGTTGGGCTCCGGCTCCCGGAGTTTGAGGGTGAAGGTGCCGACCATCAGCTTGTCGTTCCAGCGCTTGTCGGGGTCGATGCCCTCCTTGCAGTAAACGTCATAAACGAGGGGCCTGGCGGGGTTGATGTCGACCTTCAGGCGCTGTGTGCCGTCCTGCTCCAGGATCTCGTATAAGGCGTTCATTTTGGCGATGAAGTCCATCTCGCCGTCGGCCTTGCACCAGCATTTGAGCTGAATGTCGCGGGGCTCGAAGCGCTTGTCCTTGAGGTCCACGACCTCGCCGTTGCTGCTCGGGTAGTCGATGGTGAGCGGTGCTTTCATCTTGGGTCTCTCCAGCAGTCCCTTGCTCTCGCTGACGTTGATTCCCAGATCCTGGAAGTCCGTCCCGTCGAGGGTGTAACGTATGCGCTTGCTGTTGGCCTGGCTCTCTATGATCTCCTCCTCCGTCAGTGCGCGCTGGAAGACCTTCACCTCGTCGATGTCGACGTTCTGGCCGTAGTCCTTGCTGATGTAATCCTGCAGCAGGCTGATGCCGGTGGGCTGTCCTGTCAGGTGCAGGGTGTCGAGGAGGGTGAATCCGACGTATACGGCGATGTCGAGTCCCTGCTTGACCAGGGCCCAGCTCTGCCAGAGGTCTGCCGGTATCTCGTACCAGGCTTCGGTGTAATCGTCGGGTCCGTTGCCGGTCTTGACCAGGATCCCCAGCTTTGTTTGTGTGGGTTCCGTCTTGCCCTGGCGGATCCATGCCTCTAACGTGAAGTCCTCGCTGAAATCCACGAGGTTTCTCTCGACGTCGCAATGGCCGCCGTCGCAATGCAGGGCGCCTCCGTTGCGTCCGTTCCTGAAGTAGGCGTCACCGGTGACCGTGCCGTTGGCTGCGGAGGGTGATGCGTCTCTTGCTATGGTGCTGTCCGGGGCTTCGTCCATGGACAGGCTGAGTATGAGGTTCTGCTCGTTCATTTGTAACTTGTTTTGTGTTTGTTAATAACTTTTATTCTCGCGTTTCCTTCTGCCCTCTGGCTTATCATGGGACCCTCCTGGTCGTCGGCCTTGTAAAGGTTGACGCAGACCTTGGCGTCGTCCCATGCCTCCACCACCAGGCTGGCCCTGTCGAAGAGGTCCACCATGACGAAGGCGTTGTCCCGGGCTGTCAGGGTTATGATGCTCCGGTGTTTGATGTAAACAGCCCCGGCGTGGAAGTTGTCAAACGTGATGAGGCCCGCCGTGTCTCCCAGGCATACCGTGCGTCGCTGGTTGCGTGTCCTCATGCCGTCGCAGTCCACGTAAATGCCGGCGGCTTGTGCCTCGGCCTGGTACCGTAGGAGGAGTTTGTTGTCCGGGTACTCGTGCATCAGGCAGAAGTCCAGGCCCCGGTGGTAGATGTCAAAAAGGCGGCGGGTGTCGCGCTCGTCTTTCATCTCCTCAAACATCGGCGCGCAGATGCCGTTCCTCTGCGCGTCCCTGATGAGCTGTCTCTGTATCGTCGCTGTAATCTCCATCTCTCTGGCGGTTTAGTATGTCATGCCCTGTGCCCGCATCGCCGCCTCGTCGTTTCCGATCTTGGCGTTGAGCTGCTGCAGGACGCTGTAAATCTTGGCTATGTTGCTGTCCATCGACGCTATGTGCAGGAGTTGCTGGCGCAGGTACTCGACGCCCTGGTCCATGGCTGTGCGCATGGCGTTGGTCTGTCCTCCCAGCAGGTCGATGCTCTCCTGGCTCGCGGTCTTGTATGCTCCGCTCATGGTGGTGAGGTCGCTGTCCTTTCCGAAGAGGTCCGGGAATTTCTTCATGATATCCTGCATGGCCGGTATGGCGTCCTCTCCGAAGGCTGTCAAGTCGGCGGCCAGCGCGTCGATGCTTCCCATGACGGTGTCCCATCCCTTGAAGTTGCCGTTGCTGTCGACCCAGCTCTCTGTGTAACGGTCCACGATCTTCTGGATCTGTCCGGCCAGCAGGCTCTGGGTCATGATGTTCTGGATGATGCCCTTGACGATGTCCTTGACCTTGTTACCCCAGGCTTCGGCGGCGTTGCCTCCCTGGTTGAATATGTTGACGATGGCGTCTTCCAGGTCCTTGGCCATGGTGGCGACGTCGGTACCCATGAGCTTGTCGCGCATCTCGTTGATGATGTCGTTGATCTGCTGCTGGGCCTGCTTGTATTGGCTCTCGTACTCCCGGATCTTGCTGGCGTCGCTGCTCTTCTTGTTCTTCTCGTCCAGGCGCATGGCGGCCAGGTCCTGCTGCTGCTTCTTGAGGTTGTCTATCAGCTCCTTCTGTCCGCTGTACCACTGCGTTCCCATCATGCGCTGGACGGCTGCGTTGAGCTCGTCGTAGGCGTCGCGCAGGTCCATGACGGACTGGGCGTGGCGCTCGATGCTGTCGTTGATGTCCTTGTCGGACCATTTGATTATCTTGGGTATGAGGTCCACGGCGCCTCCTATGATGGCGCCCCACCATCCTCCCCAGGTCTCGGCTCCCTTCTCGGCTGCCTGGAAGTTACCCAGCATGTCGCTCACAAAGTCCATGCTCTCGGATAGCTGGGTGTTGCCGGTGTCGGCTGCTATGTTGCGAATGCTGCCGGCGATGTCCTGGAAGTTGGCGGCGAGTCCGGATGCGGCCTCGATGGCGGTCTTCAGGTCGCTGGCATTAAAGAGCTTGCTGAAAAGGTTCCCGCCTGTCAGCTGGTTCTTCATCTGTACCAGCTTGTTGATCAAGGCCTCCATGTCCTCGTTGGTTATCTCGCCCTGGGTGTGCAGCTGCTGGAGCTTGACGATTAAGGCGTTGATGCTGGTGACGGTGATCTCCGTCATTCCTTCTATCTCCTCGGCGTTGAAGGTGTCGGCCACCAGGGCGCTGATCTCCTTGCGCTCGTCTTCCACCAATGCCTGCAGCAGCTCCTTATTCTGATGCTCCTCTGCAAGGCGGCGCTGGCGTGCGTAGCGGTTGACGATCTCCGTGCGTTGCTGCTCGAAGGTCTGGTAGTTGTTCAGCAGGTTGCGGTACTCCTCGTCGCCGCCGTCCTCGTCATAAAGGGCGCGCTGGGCTTCCAGGGCTGCAAGGGCGACGCGTGCGGCGTTGCGCTCTGCCTGGGTGGCTGTCTCGTCGTTTATCTTGCGTTCGAGCAGTGCGCGGTTCTCGGCGTACTCGGCATCGAAGCGCAGCTTCTGTGCCAGGTATCCGGTGTAGTTCTCCAGCAGCTCGTTCGTCTGCTCCTCCATCTGCTCGGTGGCCTCGCGCTCGGCGTCGTCCAGGATCTGGCTCTTGCCGGTGTCGGCGTTGTCTCCTGTCAGCTCCTCGCGGCGGCGTCTGATGATGTCCAGAACCTCGAGGATGTTACCGGCTGTCTGAAGCTCGGCCTGCAGGGCGCTGTCGAACTCCTGCAGTACCGTGCGGTTCGTCTCTGTGGCTATCTCGTTGTTGAGGGTGCGCAGTTGGTCGGCCTGTGCCTGGGTGGCCGTTCCGGTACCGATGCTCTCCAGCAGCTTGTCGCGTTGCTGGTTGAGGTAGTCCAGGTATGTCTCGCCCTGTTTGAGGAGGTCTGCGAATTCCGTCTCCGCCGCCTTGCGTGCTATCGGATCCGTGCTGTTGGCCCATAGGCGGTATTGCTCGTAGAGCTTCTTGCGGTCCTGCAGGTGTTTCTGGTACTCGTCGTTCTCGTTCTTGTAGACGCCTTTCATCTGGTTGAGCCTCTCGGTCTCCCAATCTATCTGGGCCTTGATGCGTTTGCGGTCGGCGTCGTTCTGGGCGTTGTTGAATTGCTCCTGCAGCTTCTTGATGATCTCCTCCTGTTCTTTGATGCTGCCCTCGAGTATCTCGGTGGTGGCGGGTATGATGCCGGCATCCTTGAGTTTCTTGAGGTAGGCGTCGTTGTATGAGTCTGCGGTGGTGTATAACTGCTCCAGCTCCTTCTCCAGGGCGTTGACCTTCTGTTGCTGCTCCTGCTTGGCCTTGCTGTTATCCACCAGGTATGTCTTGGTTCCGGAGTTGACCTGTATGGTCTTCTCCACCTGATCCGGCATGTTGCTAAGTGCGATCTGTTCCTTGATCAGGTCCTTGGCTTTCTCCTGTGCCAGCTGGACGGCGGCCATGGCGCGTGCTTTCTCCAGCTGTGCCTGTATGAAGGTGTCCTTGTTGGTAACCAGGGCGTTCTCGGCGTCGGCGACGCTGTTGATCTGGATTCCCAGCTCCTGGAAGGCTTTCTCGTTGGCGCGTATGAACTGCTCCTTGTCGCGCAGGCTGTCTCCCAGCTTTCCGTATTCCCGGATCAGCTCGCGCAGGGAGGTGACGGGCTTGACGGCGGCCTCTGCGATGGCGTCGTTCATCTTCTTGGCCTCCTCCCGGGCTTTCTTCTCCTCGCTCACCAGCTTGGAAACGAGGGCCACTATGGCGGTGATGGCGACGCCGATGCCCAGGGTGAGTGTTGCCATCAGGGCTTGTGCTGCGACGTTGGCCGCGGTGGCGCTGACTCCCATGGCTACCAGGCTGGCGCTGGTTCTGTCGACGGCGGTGGCATATATGCGCTGTGCCCCGGCCAGGACGGTGAGGCGGAAGGCGCTGTTCTGGTGCAAGGTGTTGGCCACCTGCTGCAATCCCATGGTTATGCTCATCAGGCTCTGAACCTTGAGCATGCTCTTCTGTATGTTCTCGTTCTCCGTCCCGAAGAGTGACATGGCGCCGCTTAAGGCGGTGAATCCTCCGGTGACGCCGCTGATGGTGCTCATCACGGCCTCCATGCCTCGGAAGCTGGAACCCATGACCTTGGCCTGGGCGTTGGCTGACCTCATGGCTTTCTGGAGTCGTCCGAGCTCCTTCTGCATGGCCTCGTACTCGGCGGTCCCTCGCTTGCCGGCCTGCTCCATCTCTGCCAGGGCGTTCTTGGCGTTCATCAGCTGTGTGCGCAGCTTGACGTGGGCGTTGGCTGCCCCGTCGATCTTCTCTTTGGTTTTCTGCATCGCCTGCTCCTCTTTCTGCAGGTCGTCGGCGGTGCGTTCGACCTCTGCCTGGGTCTCCTTGACCTTGGCTATGTATTTGGTGAGCTCGTCCTGCTGCTGCTTGAGGGAGACGTATTCCTTGTCTCCGGCGGCGGTTCCCTTCTGGAAGGCCGCGGCGGCTCGCTGTCCCAGCTCGTCGTATTGGCTCTGGAGCTTCTGCAAGGTGGCGCGGTTCATGTCGCCCATCTTGTCTATCTCCCGGTAGCACTGATCTATCCTGTCCGTTGCCTGCTTGTATGCGGCGTCCATTGTCTGGCCTCCCATCTTGGTGCTGGCGGTGAATTCCTGGACGCTGCGTTTGGCTGCGTTCAGGCCTTTCTCAAGTTGTCCGGTATCGACCAGCACCTCGAATTCGAGGGCTCCTCCGTTGATGTCCATTGTTATTCGTTTTGTGCGTTTATGCTGTTTATGATGTCATCCACGTTGTCCGGGGTGATGTCCACGAAGCGCTTGCCTCCGTCCTTGTCCGTCTCGATGTTCGGGGCGTCGAGGAGCATGCGCTGAATGGTGGCCCAGGGCAGTCCGTGGTGCAAGTAGTCCCATGTCCAGGAAAAGTGCGCGCAGATGGATCCTCTCCTGCCGTAGGGGCTCTTTAATCCCGTTACTCTACACGATCCTTCATCGGTTCGGTCGTCCGCTGTGCGCTCATCAATCGCATAGAGATGCAAAAATCCCCGAGGTTGGCCATCTGCATAATGGCGGTGCAGAGGTCCTGCAGCTTCTTGGGGTTGATGCTGTGGTATAACTCATCGGTGAGGGTGTCGAGCCTCTGCTGGTTCTCTATCCTGCGTCCTCGCTTTTGGTCCCAGATGTCCTCGCCCAGCACGGCGATGGCGACGATGCGTGCCATGCGCTCTGCGTTCTCATGTGCCAGGCGTCTGGCTTCTGCCATGGCATCCATGTCGGCTCCGGTGAGCTTCGCCTCATCAAGATCGAGGGCCAGCTGCTCGACGGCCAGGCGGTCTAATGTCGCAAGGGTGGGCTGGCTGATGATGTATCGGCGCTCCTCGTCCCATGTCTTGCGTTTTCCCAGGATCCTGTTCCTGC